TAAAGATATATTATCAGGACACGCAAAGGAATTTTTAAATATAAATGAAAAATTATATTTAAAAAGATTAGAGATATGTAAAGAATGTCCTTTATATTCAGAAAAATATGGAGGCTATTGTGATCCTAAATTATGGATAAATCCTCGTACTGGTCAGGTATCTGATGTAGAAATGGTTGGATGGGTTAAAGGATGTGGATGTAGACTAATGGCAAAGACAAGAAATAAAAATAATCATTGTGTATTAAATAAATGGTAAATGTTTTATGTTAAATTTAAATGTATATGGGAAAAGTAATGAAAAATGATTATTCCGGATTATATGTTCCGGAGAATGTTAGGTCAGAATTAAATACTGACAAAGCTCTTAAATCGATAGGAATCGATGAGAAAATAAAAAATGTCTCTGACGAAGAACTCCAGAAACAAGTAGAGTTTTTTGAGGATAAAGTAAATAATTGGGAAATTAAACCAATGGGAACTTATTTAATCTTCTCTAAATATCCTGCTAGTCCTTATGAAAATCCTAAATCTAAGGGAGGAATTATATTAAAACGGGACGTTAAACATGATCCTCGTTCTGGAGAAGATATAGATATTTGGAATGAACGCTTTATTTCTGTAGGTAGTGTAATAGATGTAGGTCCTGATTGTAAAACAGTTACCCCGGGAATGGATATAATGTATATAGCTAATAGTGAAAGAGATCTCCCAATTGATACTGACGGAACTGGAGATACTGTTTTATGGATTATTCAAGAGCAAAATGTATTAGCTTGTAGTTCTAAGAAAATTAATAACCATGAAGAATTGTCTTAAATATCAAGAACCTAAAATATTTCTAAAACCAGGAGATTTGGTTCAATTAAAACACGATATGCCATTTAAGCCTAAAATGCTTATAGTGGAAAAAGTTGTAGATTCATCAGAAAATGAAATTTCATTTCTTGGAATGAGGTGTGTATGGTTTAATTCTAATCGAGATATGTGCGAAGGAGTATTCTCGACTAAAGATTTAGAAAAGGTATGATATGAAGAGTGATATAAGTAATCTCCTTATTTATATCACTCTTTCTTGCTAAATATGGATATGTACTATGGTAAAGTTTTTTAATTATAATAATCAAACCGGATCCTTAGAATTAAATAAGGAGGAGATTCTATTACTTAAAGAATTTAATGATTTAATGGAGTCTGAGAGAAATAAATGTCCAGAAGATCCTGCTGGAAGGTTTAAATTACGAGCGTTTAGGGAATTTAAATATATTTATTTAATGTTAGATTGGCAATCTCCTATATGCGATTTCTCTGAACAGAATAGAAATAAAGAAGCAAGAAGACAAGCATCTATAACAGATGAGGAATTTTCCGATCCTTTATTTAGAACAGCTTGTAGAAAATATGAGGAATTGAGAGATTCTTTTAGAACATATAAATTGCTTAAATCTGTATATACTGTGATAGATAAATTAACGATATACTTTAATGATTTAGTAGATTTAAGTGATGTAAATGATGAGACAGGACAACTAAGATATAAAGCTAAAGATGTAATCGCAGAAGCTAAAGGGATAGGTCCTCTTTTAGATGAGGTTAGAGCTGCTGAGGAGAGATATAAAAAAGATATTGAAAAACAATCTAAAATAAAAGGGGATTATGAACCTGGATATAGAGATTAAATATGGCTAGGAAAATTACATATGGAGCAAAAGGTAATGTATCTAAAGTAAAGGCAAAGAAAGATATTCCTAAAAAAGTAGATTCCGAACCAGAAAAACCTAAAAGAGTTGTAAAAAAGAAACCTACTACAAAGGAACTTTTAAATTCTTTAGATACTGAAACAATAGTAAGAGATCTTAGTACCTATGATACCCCCGAAAAGTTAAAAGAAGAGGAATCGGAAGAGCAGAAATTATATGATAATTCTTATATATCTAAAGATTTATCTAACTATAAAATTGCTAGAGATGAAGTTGAAATAGATGATTATTTATATAGTAAATTAAAGACTAAAGCTCTAGAACAATCAGAAGCATTTACTGATTGGGATGTTAAAATAGGAGATCCAGTAGATTTCTTTGATCCCGAACTTTCGTATGAACTTACTGGGTATAGACCTATAACAGAAACACAAGGATTAGATTTTAATCCTGATTGGTTCAGAGAAGATGCAATGACTAAAGAAGCTACAGGGAAGTATGAGATGTATGCTTATAAAGGTCCTGCATATAATAATTTCTGGGATGAGAGATTCAGAAGATGTACTGAGGGCTATACTTCACATGGGTATACTATAACTGGATGGAATTATTTTTATTTAAATTTCTATCGAATGCAAACTCCGATTATATTAGATACAGGAGGAACAAAAAAAGGTAAACGTGCTACATCTTTTCCAATGTTTCTAGCAAAACAATATGAATATTTTCATTATCTGGAATTATGTAGGAAAACAAATAAAGATGCTCTTGTTTTAAAGGGACGAGGATTAGGATTTAGTGAAATGGGAGCAAATAATGGAGTTGCAATGTATACATGTGAACCAGAGTCTCAATCTATATATACCGCAGCAACTAGTGATTTCTTAGCTAAGACATTAGAGAAATGCTGGGTACAATTGGATTATTTAAATACAGAAACAGAGAATGGATTTAAGCATTTACGCCAAGCGATAAATACTATGGTCCAAAAAAGAGCATCAAAGAAGGATAGAGAAGGTAATGAATCCGGATTTAAATCTATGATAACAGGTATCGTAGCAGATAAACCTTCTAAAGTCAGAGGTGATCGATGTGAATTACTTATATACGAAGAATGTGGTTCTGACCCCGAGTTGATTAAGAAATGGATTCAAGGAGATGCTCTTATTAAGGTAATTGGACAAAGAGTTGGATTTAAGATTGGTTATGGTACCGGTAAATATTCCAGTATTTATTTAGAAAGAAAATATAAAATTTTGCCGGCTTGAAGAGGAATCTTCATTGAGAAAATCGAGCAAAATCGGGGAAAGCTGTGATGCCAATCCCGAGGTAATCAATTAAATTGCGAAAGGTTAATTGATACTGTAACGCATAGTAGGTGAATAAATATAATCCTACCACGAGTGTTCGACATCTAGAACAGATGAAAATATATGCTGACCTTACATAAATTAAGAAGTGTAAGAATCTAGAGATAAAAAGCTCTAGAGATAACAAAGTGGGAGATAGTGGTCCATCTTTAGAAGGACTAGAACGGATGTTTCTTGATCCAATTTCCTTCGGAATCTTACCATATAAACATAATCACTCCTCAGATAATCGTACAGTCTATACAGCATACTTTATCCCATCTACTGCCATAGTAATGCAACCTGGGATAATAGATAATCGAGGAGTTACAATACGTAAGAAAGCAGAAGAATTTTTAATGATTGAACGTCAAAGATACTCAAATGATCCCTTTGCTTATATGGTACATTGTGCAGAGTATTGTTGGACTTTCCAAGAAGCTTTATCTAGGAAAGGAGATAATATGTTCAATCAGAATTTAATCGCACAAAGATTAACAGATATAGAAGTTCATGGCTACGGAATAAAACCAAAAATTGGTATACTTGCTTTAGCTACAGATGGAGGTAGAGATAATATTAAATTCATCTCTTCTCCTAATGGTAAAGTTAAAATATTTGAAGAGCCTATAAGAGATGAGAATGGAGATTTAATACCTAATCTTTATGTTGCTGGAATTGACTCTATTGACCAAGGTATTGATCAGTCTACTGGACAGAAGGATACATCTGATTTCTGTTTGGTTATAAAGAAGAGGAATTATGGACTTGATGGAAATAAATATGTAGCTATATATAAAGATAGACCTGAGAATATTAGAACAGCTTATAATCAGACAATTCTATTACTGGAATGGTATGGAGCAAAAGCAGTATTAGAAAGTTCCAGAACAGCTATTGTAAGTTATTTTCAGGATAAAGGAAAACAATATTTATTGATGAAAAAATTACAATCTACGAATAGTACAGATGTATCTAAGAAGAAATCTTTAAATTCTAGTATGTACGGTATTTATCCCTCAAAAAGAGTTATTGAGTATTATCTTGAACTTATTCAGGATTATGTTAATGAATTCTGGGATAGAATTGATTGTATAGAGATGTTAAATGAGTTAAAGGATTATTCTTATGAGAATAAGAGGAAGTTTGATATTATCGCTGCAATGGGGATAGACCTTGCATGTCCCTCCTTAAAGAAATTTAAGGTAATAAAATAATTCCGCAAAATCGGTGAAGGCTAAGATAATTAAATTTATTATATACAAATTCAAATTTCTATTTACAAAGAAAATATGATAAATTTAATTATTATGTTAATACCGAGGTAAGTCAGATCATCTCTGACCACTGTAACGCATAGAAGGTGAACGTTAAGAGAGTAATAATCCTTCCACGAGTGCGGAACATCCTATTTAAATATAGGATGAAAATATATGCTGAACTTATAAGAAATTATAAGAATATAAGGATAAAAAGCCTTATAGATAACAAATATGGTGTGAAATGGGCGATCAAGAACTAAGATTACTAGGAGGAATTGGTGAGAAGAAGAAAAAAATTAAAATAAGTAAAATAGGATATTATTATGATTCTAATGGAGTAAAACATTTTGGAAAAATACCTACAGATGATGGAATTCCTGAGGATTTAAAAGTATTAATATCTAGAACAGATTCAGTATATGATTAATACGACTGAAAAAGAATATTTAATATGTATGATTAAAGAATACATATTAGAATTATATGGAGCGATATATAATAAATCAATGGATATAATTAAAACAGAGGATGGTTATATACTTAAAATGTATATAACAGAAGATTACTTAACTCCTTTATGTATATATATCCAATGTGATAGTAAAGAGAAGTTTTTAGAAAAAATAAAGAAAGAATTACACCTTCGAGGTTTAAATCTAACTAGATACTTCGTAGGACAAAAAATTGATTTGGATGAGCGTCGAGTACAAACGAGGATCAAAAGACTATCAAATTCAGAAGGCTAACCAAGCTATTTCTGATCTCGTATATGATAAAGTAGCAATAAGAAAAGCTTATAACTACTATCACGGGAAGATGGATTTAGATCAATATAAGCATTTCGAAGAAAATTATGGAATAGGAACTCCGACACAAATACAATTTATACCACTTATAAAAAAGCACATAGATTATTTAGTCGGAAAGTTTCTAGATGCTCCATTAAATATGCAAATTACATGTAAAGATCAAAAGACATTATCTTTAATAAATAGAGAGAGACAGCTTAAAGTATTAGATGGAGTTAGGGAATTATATATGAGTAATTTATATAATACTATTCTCTCTAAATTCGGAGATCAGAATACTCCTATAACAAAAGATCCTCTAACTGAAAAATCTTTACAATTATTAAAGGAAGATATAGATAAAAATTTTATTTCTGAATATGAAATAGCAGCACAGAATATTATAACATATTTATCTCAATCTAAAAGTATTGATTTAGATATAAAAGCTAGATTATTAATGACGGATTTATTAATCTCCGGAACACTTTATTTTAAAACACAACCTTCTAGAAGTGGGAATAATGTGGATATAGAAGGATTAAATCCTATTAATACTTTTGTGGAGAAAAATCCTAATAGTTATTATTTAAATAAATCTCCTAGAGCTGTATGTAGATATTATATGACAGTAGATCAGATCTTATCTAAATATAATTCAGAATTAACTGAATCAGATAAAACTAAGTTAAGAGATGAATTAGAGAAATCGTATTATACTGATAATCAGAAATATATAATTAGATCTACTGGTCCGATAAATGCTGCTACTACAGAAGATTCAGAATTTGCTACCGGAATATTAGGGGGACTAGAAGTAACTCCTGTTTGGGATGGGAATACTGGAATGTATGGATATAATAATAGATTAATTACTGTATATGAGGTAGAATATATAGAGACAGGAAAAGATGGTGTAATGCATAGATACTCTGTAGTTAAAATTGCTAGTGATATTTATATTGTTAGGGATGTGGATTTAAATGTAGTTAGATCTATGGATAATCCTAAGGAATGTACATTATCTGTTAATGGGTTATTTATGACAACGAGACAAAATATCCCGTTTAGTTTAGTATTAGCTACAGCAGATTTGCAGGATTAATATACAGGTCCTGGGTAAATTCCGAGAATTGCTGGGAAGCTAAGGATAGTTTATCTATGCTAATCAGCAGCCGAGCCTTTAAATATTTTAAAGGAAGGTTCAACGACTAATTATAGGACTCAAGTGAGTTCGAAGCACGGAAACATAATTTAATAAGTAATTTGAAAAAGAATGAAGTACACAGAAGAACAATTTAAAAAGGAAGTAGAGTCTTTATATAATAAAGATATCGAAGTAGTAAGTAGGTTTAAAGGACTTTCTAAACCAATCTTAGTAAAGGACAAATATGGAGTAATGTCATTTAATACAGCAAAACAAGTTTTACTTTATACTCCGGGAATAAAGGCAGCTATAAACAAAACTGAATATTTCATGAATCTATTGAAAGAAAAACAAGAGCATATATATAATAATATAAAGCCTGCATCTGAATATAGTGGCATGAACTCAAAAATGCTATTTGAAACACAATTTGGTTTAGTTTCTGTAACTCCTGGAAATTTGATATCTAAAGGATTTATGCCTACAATTGAGGCAGCTATTGATAGAAAACAGTACTTTTACAATCAACTTAAATTTATTTATGGGGATAAGTATGATTTTAAAATTACTGAAACTAGTAGACACGGAGGTAAATCTATTTTAATATGTCCAGAACACGGAGAAGTATCTATAGATAATGATTACATATTTATGGGTAGAGGATGTCCAAAATGTAAAAACTGGAAATGTAGTGATACATTTTATCTTATAAGATTATATAATGAAGAAGAAAGTTTTTATAAATTAGGAATATCTTATACTTTAGAAAACGGACAAATTAGAAGATTTAAAGAATATAAAAATCTTGGCTATGAAATAGAAGTAATTAAAACTATTTCTTTTGAAAATCCTATAGATTGTAAAACATTAGAAACTAAATTAAAAAGACTAATTAAAAATAATTTATATTTGCCTAAACATTGGGAACATGAAACATCAACTGAATGTTTTTCTAAAAATCTTTTAGACCTTATACTAGATCAATTATGTATGATATAGTCTGATCTATATGGAAACATATAGCTGGGTAAATTCCCGGATGTGGAGTAACGAACCACATTGAACATAAATGATGTATAATATCTTATTCTTCCTCAGAAATAATGCCATTGCGGTAAGTGGGACAAAAGGTATTGCAGTAGATTTCTCTAAAATCCCTACATTCTTAGATGAGGAAGATGAAACAAACAGATTACTTAAATTCATGGCGTATGTAAAACAAGGATTCGCAGCATTAGATACTTCCCAAAGTGAGGCTGGACAATCTATGCCAAATGCTGTATTTAATACATATGATATGAGTTTATCCTACCAATCAATGCAAGCTCTAGATTTAGCTATAGAAAAAATAGAACAACTCGCATCTAATATAACAGGAGCATTTAGAGAAGCTATTGGAGGAGTTGAAACTAGAGATGCTGTTACTAATGTTAGAACCGGAATTAATCAATCACTAATTGTCACAAAAATATACTTCTCTAACATGGCATTAGCTTTAAGAGAATTATTCTTAGATAGTTTAAATATAGCTAAAGTAGTATATAAAGATGGATTTCAAGGAACTATAATTCTTGGAGAGAAACAAAAAGCTATTTTCACAGCACTTCCAGAACATTATACAGTAACAGACTTTGATATAAATATTGCTGATACTCAATCCGCTTTACAAGACTTAGAAACTATAAAAGCATATAATCTTGAGTTAATTAAATCGGGACAATTAACAGCTGATGTATTAGTACAAGCTATTGGATGTAAGAGTATCACAGAATATAAACAAATAACATTAGACGCAATTAAACGTCAAAAAGAGGAGAATAATCAAATACAACAAGCTCAACAGCAGATACAGCAATATGATCAAGCTCTTAAAGAAGCTCAACAACAGATACAGCAACTTCAAGAGGAATTGCAAAAATCTATTAAAGAAGTAGAAAATCTAAAACAAAAAGAACAAGATTCCTCTATTAAATGGTTTACTGCTAAATCTAAAGATGAGAATGATAAAGAGAGAAATAAAATCGAAGAAAAGAAAGCTAATATTGAATGGGCACAATTATTTGATAACAATCCTAGAAATAACGAAGTAAATTTTGGAAAATGAAAAATATTTCATTAAATTTAAGCATTTCATTAACTGAATATGGAATATCTGGATTTACATTAAAGGATACTACTAGTATAAGTACTAGTAGTATCTATCCAGAAGTATCTCAGATATCAGCTAATTATTTAAGAACAAAAGATATTGTATTTATTGATTTAATTACTCTAAATACTATAGATAATCCTAAAGTATCAGATTTTTATTATGTATGTCATTCAGATCAAGAATATACTGATTATAAATTAAATTATTCTACTAAAATAGATGGATGGCATATAATAGATCATTTAGCATTACCTAATTACGAATGGGTTCATGGAGTATCTCCATCTAGTTTAAATATGGAAGGGGAAATATTCTATTCCGCGAAAGAACTTTCAAATGGAGAAGTAGAGATCTATGAAATAACTATTATATCCGGAAGTTATACTGAAAAGAAAGTATCTATAATGGATTTATATAGTAATCAATCTAACTCTAATATAATAGGGATTGAAGAAGAGACATTTCTTTTAGGGAATTTAGAATATTGTTATGAGAATAAATTAAAATATATCTATTATAATAAATTGTATACTAGATGTAATATAAAAAATGATAATAATATTTCTCAAGTATTTAGAGATAGGAATATGGTATTTATAGCTTTAGAATTGATCCATAGATTAATAGATAAATGTAGTTATTACGAAGCTGAGAGAATTATAGAAGAGATTCAGGTTTGTGGAGGATTTTGTAGTAATGATTATATTAAATACTCTACTGGATCTAGTTCTTGTAATTGTAGAAAGTAATGAAGAAATCAGAAGTGGTTACTATACTAGGATCACAAAGTTGTAAATGTGAAGATTCTTATACTTCTATTCCGGAAGATGCAACTATTTTAACTTATAAAACAGAATATCCAAACCAGAAAGTATTATTAACTAGTAGAGGTTGGTATTTTAAATATATAATAGATTCTAAAGGAAGAGATTTGTTACATAATCAAACAGAAAAAGTATATATTACTTTTAAAGATATAGGAGAACATAAAATAGCAGTAAAAATTAATAATGAATTAAATTCTTTCGAATATTGCTTTTACGAATGTGAAAATCTACAATCTATACCAGAAGATTTATTTAGAAATTGTTATAATGTTAGAATCTTCTCTTATTGCTTCTTTGGATGTTCCTCTCTAAATTTTATTCCTAATAGACTTTTATACAACTGTACAAAAGCTACTAGTTTTGAGAGTTGTTTTGAACGATGTAGAAAATTATCTTTTATACCAGAGGATTTATTTACATATTGTACAGATGCTAAATTTTTTATCAATTGTTTTAAAGATTGTTCTGGTATATCAAATATTCCAGAAGAGTGGAAATAAAATTTAGAATTAAATAG